TAAATATAGTTCTAAACAGTTTTGAAGTTTCTCTCTATATACTTTTATAATATTGTCATTATTACCAGCACCAATACTTAAATCTTTACTTTCTTTACAATCTTTATCTATTTCTTGTTTTGACCCCACAGGACCTTCATATGTGTATTTTTCATTAAAATTATAATAATCAATTAATTCATCACATAATTCTCTATCGACATACCAACCTCCAACAAAAGATGAAAATTCAAACTCTTTAGACTCAATCATTTTTTTTCAAAACTTCCTAAAGTTGGTCTATTATCAAATTTACTATCTTTATAAGGACCCTCTTGATCAACATAATGTAAAAAAACAGTTATAAAATGATCGTGAGTGCAAACTTCTCTCCAATGAATATTTTCTCTGCCTTTAAATATAAGTGCATTATTTGGAACCATCTCATATTTATGATCAATACGAACTCTTTGATAAGAATAATCTTCTTCGTAGTAATATTTATAATCAGAATTATCATCTCTCTCTCCAACAAAAATCTCATAAGGTTTGTCAACAGGATCAGATCCTAAACATAAAGCAACGGAGTATTCACAAGCAGGTCGATCTATATGTATTTTTAAATCAGATCCTTTATCGTAAACTCTTAAGTAAGAGTAAGTTGGCCAAAGTTTTTTTCCTACATTTTGTTCAATTACAGGAGTGCTAGCATCCATTAATGCTTCCATTAAAATGTCACCATATTTTCCACATAATGAAGATGTTTGTGCGTCTACCTTAAATTCTTTCATATTACCAAACTTTAAAACACAATATGAGTAACAGAGGTTTAAAACTTGTTTGGGAAGAAACTCTTCAATAAATAATGGTTTCATTAAACGACCCACCCTATTATGGCATATCTTGTGCCCTTAGTTATTCTATTAACTTGATGAGGAAACATAAAGTTAGAGGGAAAAATTACTGCATCTCCCACATTTTGTGGCATGGTGTATTTTCCAGATGGTAAATTAAAAACAAATTCACCACCCTCATACTCATTGTTTAAACATATAGAAATAGATAAATGTCTATCTGCGCAACCAGCACCCATGTCGGTATGAAATTTATAACCTGCATCAAATTCATTTTTTTCATATTTTAAAATATCTAGTTGAGAAATTTTTTCTATCTTTACATCATGCATTGTATTATAAGCATCAACGCAGTGAAATATTTTCTCTTTTACTGCGTTAGCACAAATTGCTTCGCCAAGTGTTTTTGTTTGTAAAATACTTCTTGTAAGACAGTTTCTAATATTTTTATTTTTTCCACTCATAATACCAGCATCTTGATAATCAACATCAAAATAACTAATTATTTTTTCACAAATTCTTGAGGGAATAACTTTTTTGTATTCGACTATATATTCTTTCATATTTTATTTATACACAGATAACTTAGTAAGTAATACTGTGTGCAGAAAGATAATTTGTTCTTTCTGTATTAGCCACGCTTGTAGCTTGAGAAACGTCAGGAGCAAAAGTTGTAACATCTCCACTAGGGTTAGCGTTTTCCCAAGTGGTAGTCTGTGCAGTTATGTTAGCATCGTAAGCAGTCTTCCACTTATCTTCTGCTTCACACCTTATAACTACATTAGTTGCCCATTGTGGAAATGAATCAATAGACACATTTTCTCTATTATCAGTGTATTCTATTGATCCTGTGTTAGTTGAAGCATTCCATTGTAAGGCATGAATAGTTGAGTCTATTTCTGTATGTGAACGAATATTCAAATAAGATTTATTATCTATCATTACATCTGATTCTGTGTTTCCTGAACCAGATTTTGGTCCGTCATTTACACTAGACTTATTCACATCAGCATCATAAATGATTGTTATTCTTGTATTAGCTGTGGTGTTATTTACGGTTGTTGCCATCTTTTTTTCCTTTCTTTGTTTTTACCTTATTATTACTGAGTTGTCTAATACTTTCATCCTCGGCATCTGCATTGTTTTCTTCTATTGCTTTCTGATGATTACCAATTTTACCAAAAAGACTACTAATTGTTTTCATTTCTGTTCTTGTTTTAGGACTTGCTGCTAAAATATTGTTCATTACGTTTTGACCTTTTACCATTTCATTTCTAAAAGATTCAGTGGCTGCTTGTACACCACTAGTTTTTGCAGAATTTTCTACTAATAATAAAGGAAGCCATGCGATAGAGCAACCCCACTCTTGAACGTCTAATCCTGTTTGTGGATGTTTACCTTGAAGCATGTTATACCAAACACATTGATGTTTAATACATTTTTTGTTGAGTAACGGACATTTACCGTCAGGGTCAAATATGGGCATTAATCTTTAGCGGCTATAATAACGTTTGCGTATTTAACATTAGCGGCTGGAATAGTAACATCTGTTGTTGCACTTGTTAGTGTTCCACTGAAAGGGTGTGAGTGTGAACCACCACCACCTGCATTATTAATTACAGATCCAACGTTTGGAGTAATATTTCCTGGTGGGTTTGGATTTAAGTTAATTCTCTGAGGCGCTGGAGGAGCAAAGTTAGAATTACCTCTATCAATACTGTGAGTATGTGATGCTATTTCAGGAGTAGAAAGTGTGTGACCTCCGACTGTACCACTTACAGAACCTGAAACAGGTTGACCGGGTGCAGTTTTATCTGTTGTAGCTAAGAAAGATGAAAAATATGCAGTAGAACCACCTGTGCCACCTCCTGATCCAGTAACCACAGACATGACTGCTTCATTTAATGCTGCAGTTGTGTCTTTGGTCCAACCAGTTGGAGCAGATGCTTGATAAAAAACTTGTTTTGTTCCTGAAGGAAAAGGATCAACACCTGTTAAATTTGCACCACTACCTACAAAAGTTGTAGCGGTAACAGCGCCATTTCCTCTAAGAATAATTTCTCCTGAATCACCAGCAGTAACATCACCTTTAAAAGTTGTTGCTCCTAATTTAGAAACTGCGTTGTACATTTTAAAATTAGATGAACCATCATTGTAGACATGAGAGTATGCACCTTGTGCTATTTCTATACCATTAGCAGTGTGTCCTGTTGCTGCTATTGTTAAAGTTTGAGATCCTGTTGTATTATTAAAAAATACATATTCACCTTCAACAGCAGGGACAAAAACTACAATATCTCCAGTTAAAGCTCCTGTTAATTCAATAACTTTATTTGCAGACTCAGCGGAGGGATCAGCGTTACCAGTTGTAAGAGTAATATTAGCTGAACCCGCTACGGATTTTGCTATATAACCTGCACCGAACGCATCTAAAACATCTAAATTATTATTAGTTCTTGTGCCCCAGGTATTGGCATTAGCCCCTGTGGCCATTTTTTCTAATTTGTAATTACTTGAAAATGTACTTGCCATGTTTTTACCTCTCTAAAATATATCTTTTTTTGTTATTCAAGCAACACTTTTTATGCTGCGTCTACCTCTGTCCACGTATTACTCGCTCCTGTAACCACGTTTGCCCATGGTGTAGAGAAAAGATTACCTGCCACTATTGATAAGTCAATTCCTGTCACGTCAACAATAGCTCCTGCTTGAGGATCAGGAGTGCCTTGTGCAAAGCTCATCGCAACAGTAGAAACACTTACAATTACGCCAGTTCCTACCTCAACAGTTTCTGTCCCTGTAGCAAATGATGAAGATAAGCTTCCAAGGGTAACTAATGCATCTGCTTCTGCGACTGCTGTTCCAAGAGTAGCAGTCATTGTAACTGGTGTTGGATTGACCTCTGTAAAACTGAATACACTAGGTGTTCCGATAGCGAAGTCTAATTGATCGGATGGTGCTATAACGCCAACGCTACCCGCCGCTGAAACGGTTACTCCTGAAAGAGCTACACCGACCGACAAACTATCAAGAGTTAAAAGAGAATCACCAGTTTGTGATGTGGTGCCTAAAGCACCTGTCATTGTAAGACTTGTAGGTGTAACTGTGACACCCGTTCCAACTTCTTGAGTTGTGGTGCCTAAAGATGTGGCCATTGTCACTCCAGTGACATCGACCTCAATTGTTATATTTTCATTCCATGCAAATGAACCCCACGTAGATCTGCCCCAACCAAAATCAACTGAGGCATCTACAGTTATGGAGCCATCACTAAATGATGTACTTAAACCTGTTAATTCAACAAGTGTACTATTCTGATCTCCCCACGTACCTTGTCCCCATGTTCCATCACTCCAACCATTTGACATAGTAGGGATCCTTTATATTAAGAAAGTCTTAATATAGCACTGTCTTTATCGTTGGTAGGAAATGCGATTGTGAATGTACCGTTTGTTGATGTTTTAACACTTCCGAAATCAAGAACTGCAATAGCTGCATTAGTAGCACTTGATGATCTGTTATAGATCAAAGCTGCTTGTGCAGAGATTGTTGCAGAAGTAAAACTTACATTTGCAAAATCAACGAATGCTGTTGATGCTGTGACGCTAGTTGCTGTTAATCCAACAGTAGCACCTGTTAAGGTTGCACCGCCTGCTGTATATGTTCCTGAATTACCTACTTCATTTGTAGCTGAATAGGCTGTGGTGTTTCCATTTAAAGTTACAGAGTCTGTATAGAGAGCAAGATTGATAGTGTCAGTATCAATATCATGATCCCCTTGAAGCAACTGCTGTTTAAAGGAAGCACAGACTGCTTGGTTTATTGCCATGTTTTATGCCCTCCTTAGGCTTTAGGGTCTGCAGATGGTAATGGTACTCTTAACACTCCATCTACATACTCATCTCTTCGTTTACGTCCCATTTGCTCGTTAGCAAAAGCTTGTAGAGCAGTTTGAAACTTCTGGGTGTATAATTGCATATCTTGAGTGTTTTTCAAGTATGAAAAGGTTTCCGATAAAACACCATACAATAAAACTTCTGGTGCATTATTAGAT